TGTTCTTATACACCGTCACCGTCTTTCCGATGATATCAAGGTCGGAAGATGTGAAGTGTAACGTGGCAAAGTTCAGCGTAAGGTTGCATTGATACGTTCCGAAGTAGGTAAGGTTAAGGGACGCTTTTGCTTCGTTACCCTCGGAATCCGTACATGACAGAGTAACCGCACCGAACATGGTAACATCCGTAAAGTAGCACTCACCATCATTTCCCATCGTTTCGGTCATGGTATGCGTTCCATCGGTAAGTGTAACCGTCCTGCCGTATAAAGCAGAATCCGTTGTTACCGCAAGAACCGTTGACCCACTCGCCGCAGAATAGATGGTATGATAGTGACCATCCCCAAACAGAGCCTTGCCAACATCCGTTGTGTAAGGCTTCGGAACAAGACCCGATTCGCCATCATTGTAGTTTGTTGCTCCGCGCATGACGGGGATGTTGTCAATATCAATATCTCCCCATTCCACATCACCATCGGCATCACTTGCCTTTTGAAGCACTTGCCCTGTTGTGCCGCCACTCGGTACGCCTTGGTCTACGCTCTCATGCGTCCAAAGATATGTTCCCGCTGTTTCGGATGATTCTACACACTTATAGAACCATCCGTTTGTGTAATCCTGCGTAGTCGCACCGATATACTGTGCAATCTGCCCTACATTACTTGCAGATGCCGTGGGTAATTCTGCGTACTGAATCGTCTGACCACCCGCATCCTCTGCGTTCTCAAATTTACCCGATGTGCCGTTATACTTTAATATCTCACCGTCTTGGAGATTAGACAGTTGCACATCGGTTAATTGTGATAAGGAAGAAGCACCACCACCACTTCCACCGCCGCAATATTCTATGCTGTTCTTTATGATTTTTCCCATTGGTTTTACTCCTTTCTCAACCGCTCAATCCATTCAAGGTCTGATTCCATTTCTGCGATTGCACTCTCCATAGCAGATAAATCAAACGGAACACCATCTGCCTGTTTGATTCGGATTTCTTCACGATACGTTTCTCTCTCATCCACCATATCGACGATTCTATCAAGGATTTCCTCATATACCACTTTGAGAAATTCAGAATCATTCTTATGCTCCTTGGCATATTCAAGGAAATCCTTATCATTTTCCGTGATTTTGTAATGTTGCATCTATCTACTCCTTTCTACGGGTTAGGATGATACTTTGGTGTAACGGAGTGTAACGTATGCAGTAGTATATGCCGAAAAGTCCATCCCCGTCCCAATATCAATATTCGTGCTTGTTGTACTAACGCGAACTTGATTACCTGCGGCAGATTGATTGACATACGGGATAGGAATAACCGTACCCGATGAATTTTTCGCGAAACCCTCTATGGAAACTGCATAATCGTAATTTGCTATCCCATGTGGTACGCTTTTTGTAGTGTTATTCGGTAATGAACCGATGTTGACGGTCTTTTGATAAATCGGTTTCCCGTCAATCCAAGTCCCCACTTCCTGTTCCTCTAACGAATAGTTATTCCCTACATCGTTAAAGATGTTCTTTGCCGCTACACAGATAAGGAATGAGGTGTTGGTGGGACGGGTGGTGTAAAATGCGGGTGTGTTAGGATTGCTCCATTCGGACGTACCGCCTATATAATGCCCTTTTCCCGTACTTCCATTAACTATGGAATCCCTCTGTGACGACGCATTTATGTTTTCATTAGAGTTATAAATTGCAAAAGCCTTACTTCCAGTAGTGTTATCGTAGTAAATATTCGGAATACTTGTGGCGTCTTGGTGTTCGCCAACGCTACCACCACTACCCTGTCCTGCGTGTGAATTTTGTCCCGCACCACGAATTAACTCCCCTCGCAAGTCCGGCACAGCAAATGTCGTTGTACCATCCCCACCATAGAAGTTACACGCGCCCTGTGACCTTGCATAGTACGCCGCAAGTTCGGGGTATGCAGAGATATTGTAAACTGTTCCGTCACACGCCAAGTGATTAGCGGGTACTTCGTTTCCTGTCATAATGACAATTGCGCCTACGGGGGTAAATCCCGCATGAGCAATACCCAAGTAGGGTGAGATTTTGTTATAGAAATCGCTGAAATTTTGCGCGGTTATTTGGTCGTTTGTAAGTGACATTTTTATTCCCCCTCTCCGTTAGGACGCTGTTTTTGTGTAGCGGATGGTGACAAAAGTTTTTGTGTATGATGAATAATCAGTTATAGTTGTTATAACAATCGCATCCGTTTTCACAAAAAAATCAATGGGATCATTTATAGCCATTCGCGGTAATGGCATATATACACCACTTGTATTATTTTTTGCTACTGCATCAACAGATATAACATCCCCTATGTTTTGTACATCATGTGTAACAGTTTTTCTTGTAGCATTAGGTAATTCTCCGCAATCAACCGTTTTCTGCCACAACGTCTTTTTCGTTCCATCCGACGCAATAACCGTACCAACCTTAATCTCATTTCCCCGCAAGTCAATTACTTCCCCCTCATACTCATGTGCAACAGGAAGTACGATTTCGTCTAACTCTGCGCTTGTAAGCCTGTGCGGTTTTACATCGGTTTCTTCATCCGTAGAATTGTCGGACATATCGAAGTCTGTGAAATTCAATGCGGGTCTATCCGTCATTGCTACACCATCATCAAGAATCGTATGCCCCGCTTGTGAATCACCATCGGTAATGAAATACGTTGTTCCATTGTTCTTTTCTGCGGTGGTTAATGCATCATACTGCGCTTGTGTTAATTCGCGGCTACGGGTATTCGTCTGAACAAATGCTGAACCATCCCATCTGTACTGATTACTTGTCGGGATATCTTGATAGATTACATCTGCTTCACCCGTGATTGCCGTGGTATATGCCTGTTCCTCATAGAATAACCCATCGGTCGGATTGTAGTACGCATCAACGACATTATTCTTTGCATCTTGCGTAATCGCACTCCAACTATACGTGGGACTAACAGCACCATCACTCACACATTCATAGAAATACCCGTGTGTATAAGAACCCGTCGTACTCCCTGTATAAAGGTAAATCGCCCCAAGATTACTTGCATCTGCTGTGGGAAGAACACTTCTCTTGATTTCCTCATCATCAATCCGATTGAAATTTGTGCCATCGTACTCATAGCACTTTTCATTCGGGATATCGAGATAAATCTTATCCTGTTCTCCCGTGATAGGGGTCGTATGCGCCTGTTCTTCATAGAACCCACCGTTATAGTAATAGCCTTTGACAAAACTACTCGATGCAGAGCCCCCGCCTACCTCTACGAATCCATTGGTAGAATCGTACCTATACGTCTTATCCGTATCAAGCGTGACATACAGTTTTCCCGCTTCGCCTGTGATTTCCGTGGTATAGGTGGATTCTTCGTAGAACTTGCCATTGGTCGGGTTTAAGTAACCCTCGACAGTTCCACCAACGCTACTTCCACCAACCTGTATGAAACCATTGGTTACGTCGTAGCGATAGATATAGTTTGTGTCAAGGGTGATATATAATTTCCCGGTATTTCCGGCAATCTCTGTCGTGTAGGTACTCTCTTTGTAGAACTTACCATTGGTTGCGTTCAGATACCCGAACGCAAGAGAGTCTGTACCGCCCTCAAACTTTGCAAACTTCCCGGTCGTCTGGGACGCTGTTGCAGACTTGTCGTAAAGATAGAAGCACCCGTCATCTTGGCAGACCGTGAAATAGTAATCCGGCATGAGGTTATCATTCACCGTAAGCATCTGTGCTTTTGTTAAGGCGAATGTCTCGTCAATCGGGTTCTTACTGGTTCTCTTGAACGCTTGACTTACATTGATAGCCATTTATCCGTTCCCCCTCTCTTTAGTATTTGAACGTGAATTGCGCGTTTGTGTCGGTTGTCGGGTCGTTTGCTACATAGACAAAGTAACTCAAACCGCCAACCGTAAGGGTTGATTTAGTCCAACCAGACGTGACATCAAACCCATTCGGGTCAAGGATGGTTTTGAGGTTGCCGTATGCCGCATCGTATGCAATCACCATGTACTCATTGTTGGTTGTAAATGAGAACTTCTTTTCGCCCTTTGTCGTCACGCTCCTAGTGAGACCTGTGAAATCAGAAATTGTTGACGACGCAGATTTACCATAGTAGTACGGTTGGATGAAGTTAATTGTTTTCGTTGCGCTAACAGAACCGGCCGGTAACGGGCTGTCGTAATCATTCCCCTTACTGTCTTTGGGCTGTGCGCCTTGTGCATAATCCACACGGCCAGTAATCACGATAGACCCCTTCGTTGAACGAGTAAGTGCAGGAACAGTAAATGTCCCGGATGACGCACTTGTGTCGGAATACTCTGTGTCTGCGCCGGTGGTCAAGATGGTGTAAAGGGTTGCCGCTCCACCTCTGTTGTTCTGCTTTGTTCCATTGAGCGTGATTGCTCCCGGATTATAAACAACCGAAGCACCCTTGGAGGCAATAGTATCACCAACGGCATAGTTTGCATCCGCAGAGTATGTAACGGAAGCACTCGGCGCTGTGAATGTCGGATAAAGAGTAGGCTCAAGCATGTCGCGGATAACCTTCTCAAGAGTTGTTCCTTTTGTATAGTTATCACCCGCCGTGATACCGCCAACCGTAACAGCGGCCGTCATGTTGGCAGATAACTCCGCCGCAGAACCACTCGCTTCTTTCCAATTCCCATCGCCCGCAAGGAACTTATTCTCATCTCCTTTTAACGGTGCAGGAACCAAACCGGCCGCTCCATCTGCTGATGCGGTGGCACCCTTCATCGGTGTATCAAGGCCAAGGTCATGTGTGTTCTTGTTGCCGGACAGTTCAACGTTGTTGATTTTAGGCTTGTTGGTAAGAGAGTTATAATTGGTTGTACCGCCACCTCCGCCACCGCCATTCTCCGCGATGTACGCCAGATATTGTTCCTCCCTCGTAATGGGATATTCCGGCAAATCTGTCTGCTCACCGGCAATATTGGAAAGATATTGCTCTGTTCGTGTTATAGGCTTATCTGGTAATGCCATGTTGAAACCTCCTTTTCATAAACAAAGCCGCAAATGTTTGAATCTTTGCGGCTCTTTACGGTGTTTCTTCACCGTCTGGTTCTTCTTCCGGCTCTACGGTATCTTCTGTTTCAAGTGTTAGTTCAATGACGCTTTCATCCAACTCCACTTCTATCTCTACGGGCTTCATGTCAAATCACCTCGTCATACAACGCTCGGTTGATTGTAATGGGGTATATCTTCGTAGCGAACACCGTGTCATCTTGATATTTTCCGCGCACCTGTAATTCCGCCACACCATCAGCGAACTTCAAGGTATCCTCCTGTGTAAGATTGATATCAAGCGACTTGTTTATCATGTCAATCTCCGGGTCGCCCTCCTCAAACTTCTTTGTGAGTTTAATGTATTCCGTCTGCTTCATCGTCACGTAGAAAAGTTTGACGTTTTCAAAAGCGACATCCTCCGCAAACTTAATAATGAGCGATGGTGTTGTACCTCTGGTCATAAAGTCCTCCTTACTCCACAACTCCGCTTACGCGGCTAGGTTGCAGAGATTCTTCCGTAGGGTCTTTTTCCTCGTTATCCTTGCCGCCAAACCCGTTCTCGTCCACACTCGCATTTGCATTCTTAATTGCGTTGTTGCTACTTGTGTTGTGCAACATATTCTCTTGAATGCCATCAATAATCCTCGCAGAGTCGATATATGCTTGTTGCGCATCGGTAAACAGACCAACAGTATTGAACGCTGTAAGCCCATCAACACCGGCATTGATAAGTGACACAAGCGCATTGGTTTTAGATACGAGGTCATACGTCTTTGTACGGCAGAACCGAACCTCAATATCCGCCAACTGAATATCCTTTAAGCCGTCATAAGGTCTCTGGTCTGCGTTGATGATATGAATTGCAACGTCAAGAAGTTGCTGTTCGCCTTCTGTGAACAACTGTTCAATTGACTTTGCGGAGATTTCAAGGCATTGCCATCCATTAGAAAGTTGCATAGCGCCGGTTGTTGAGCCGCCACTTGCCTCTTTCCATGAGGGCGTTGCCGTAATCTGCTCAAGGGATTCAATAAGATGGTCAACGAGTTCCTGTACTTCCGCCTCGTTAAGAGTCCCGTTCAGATATGTAATCTTTGCTTCCTTGCCGTCGCCATTAGATTTTGTCATAATGACGCCGCCATTGACAAAGTTCTTTTTCGCATCTTCGTCGATTTGACAATTGTGCATCCAAAGCAACGATTGCACAAACTGCATGATATCATTGATACGGTCGCTGTCAATCAGATTGATTGCATCAAGAATAGGTATGGCCTTCTCAAAAATACCCATTCTATCATTAAGGGCAAACTCAACAATAGGTATCATTCCAAGCACGTTAGGGGTGATAACATTCTTCAATCCCTGTGCAAGTCTGAACTCGGAGTCATCGTCCTCGCGTTCAATCTCAAAGCACCACTTCTCGGAGTATGCCGTAAGCGTAATCATCCCATCACTATGGATTGAATATGTGCATCCAAGCAATGGCTCACGATACGCGTCATTTGAATACACAACGAATGTCGTCACCGGGTTGGGTACGAGAATTTCAAAAGGGGAAAAGTATCTATTCTTGTACTTCTGGCGTGTTGGTAGAACCATCTGATAACCGACACCACAGATAAACAGGTTCCGGGCTAATTCCATATCCTTCTTGCCCTTCCCCTGTTCGTACATCATCTTGTTAAGCAAGGCAATCTTCATGTCATCTTCTTTGCCTTGGTCTTTATTCTTGTCCGTTTCAATTTTCGCCCGTTGCACGAGCGTTATTGGATTGGAAAAGCAATACCCGACATGGGTATCAACGATTTTTGCCGCATTGTTTACCACAACCTTGGCGTTTATCTCCGGGCGAATTTCCTTCTTCCTTTTGAGGATTTCTTGGTTGCCCCTCTCATACTCAAAAAGGAACAATTCTTCTCTCACGTTCTCTTGATGTGTCAAGAACGCGCTTCTCACTATCTCTACGATATTATCCCGCGTGATTTCCTTCGCATCGGTCATAATCATGCGACGACCAAGCGTGGGAACTGCATTCGGCCATGCGTCCAATATCATAACTACCTACCTTACGAAATAAACAAAGCCGAAAGTGCTTCTTCTCACTTTCGGCTCATTGGCTCTTTATCATCTAATTCGATTTCCACTTCTTCACGGCAACCACGGCACATGATGAGAATCTTCCCTTGTGCCTCTGGTCGCTTCTTGAATAGCAATTTATTCTTTCCCCTCTGTGCGCACACGGGGCAATATACATTCTTGGTAATCGTAGAACCGCCCTCCATCTGGCGAGAACAGGATTTGAACCTGTGACCTCTTATGGTATGACCCATAAGCGAACGTGCCGAACTGTTCTACCTCGCCAAAGGCCATATTTATTCACGATTAGTATATAGGTACGGGAAAATGCCACACAATGAAATATCTCGCATACCGATATTGCGAGAGAAATAATGCGGCAATACTTGAGATTTAGTTCAAGGCGTCCTTCAAGTTTGCGCTGATGCTGAACTTCACGCTGTTACAAGAGTCAATGGTCATCATTTCGCCGGTTCTTGGATTACGAACTCCGCGTTCTTTTTTGAACACCGGCCGGAAAGAACCGAACGCGCTCAACTTTACGCACTTGCCATCCTTGAACGCACCAGTAGCAATGTCAACAAATGCATCAAGGACTCTTTTTACATCCGCCTTGCTCATCCCTGTTCTTTCGGAAATCTTATCTGTCATGTCTGTCTGATTCATGTCGGCTCCTTTCCCGCAATTGTTGCCACTTTTGTTAGTTTAATCCCTATAGCCCAAAGTCGTCAAGTCGATTTAACGATTTGCCTATAAGAAAGATATCCTCTTGTGCTTTGCGACTTCTTGATACATGTCCTTGCTCATAAGAGTCTCCGGCATTGTTTGTAGTGCGTTGGCAATGTCATACACCTTATCGACCGTAGGATATCTAACATCTGTCTCATATTCAGAGATTGTGTTCTGTGATATACCGAGCATGTTGGCAAGGTCAGATTGTGTCAGACCTAGTTCTATTCGTCGTCTCTTCATATTAGCGGAAAAGTAATATTTGTTCATTCTCTCTCCTAGAATCCAAGGTCTGCTCTGCTTATAACTTCTGCCTGTGTTCCCTCTAGCGTGTCGATATACAACGCAAACATAGCAAGAGCATCAACCGCATCATCGTGCTTTGACTTCCCCAACTGCGAATACGAACACACTTGCGCCATCATAACGCCGTAGTCGCTTCTTGAATCGTATTCAGACTCATCCTTGAAGTACACATGGGTTTTCACCCACGGGCTGTTGACAATTATCTTTGTTTCTTTGTTTTGCGTGGTGTATTTCTTTGTGATATGGCACCGGCCACCTTTTTCCTTTACGAATTCCATAACCTTGTCAGCGGTACGGGAACCCTCTTTATTACTTTCAAATTGCGCCTGTTGTACTTTGTGTTTTACCAACATGTCTGCATTCAGCACATCAAGGGTTTTGGGGTCGATGTTCTTGAAAACGCAATCCTCTAGGTAGAATCTTTCCTTGTACTGATAGAATATCAAGAGGGCGTTATAGTCAGTACCAGTATCCTTTGTATCGCATATCGCCAAGATTGCATCCGGCTCCTCATCCGGCAAGCCGCCAAGGTACCTCAATAACTCGTCTGGATGATACAGGATGCCCTCGCGCTCTATTGGGTCGTTTTTGAACAGACAGCGGTACGACACATCATCCATCGTCATCGCCATGTCATTGAAGTATTTTGCATCGAATCCGACGCCGTAATCGTAATTGAAGTTGCTCTCCCCTGTAGCCGGGTCAATATCTGGCACGGCAATAAACTCCGCCCTTGAGTTTGTTGCATACTGTCTCTGTATGCGGCCAATAACATCATGCACAGACCACCTAGTAGCAATGTGAATTTCTTTTGCTCCCATCTTCTTTCTTGACTTTAGGTCGGTCGTGTACTCACCATACAGTTTATCGAGACGGTCTTTCGACAATGCCTCTTCAATACCAGATACAAGGTCATCGCAATACAAGTATCCTTCACATCTGGTCACACCAGTAAGGGACGCATGGATAGGTCTACAGGTGAGAGTCCTAAATGGTTTCCATTTACCAAGGTTAATGTACTCCTCTTTTGCGTTTGTACTCTCAAACAACACATGCGGGAACACGTCAACCCAACAGTATTCCTTTGACGTTATAATATTCAGAACGGCATCATAAAACATCCTCGTCATAAACCCGGAGAACGATGACATAAGGTTTGGAACATTCGGATGTATCCCCATGACAAAAGAAATGAAGAACTCGCCAAGGGTTGTGTTATGCGTAATCACGTAGTCATCCGTTATGTATAGATGGCTTGGGTCATCAATATAGATGCACGTCGTTTCTTCCTCACCAACGTACTGAATGTCAACAATATATCTCTTCCATATAGTTCTCTTTGGCTTGTATGCTTCTCTTTTCCTCTTTAAGTATAATGGCGTTGGATGATTCGCGCTGAATTGCACCACTACTCTATACGAATCTCTACAACTTACATACTTACCATCTTTTTTATAACCGCTTTTCCTCTTTTTAACAGTACAATAGCCGCCAAGAGAATGAACAAGTTCTCTTACATCTTCTGCAAGTTGTTCGGATGAAGTTGAATACTCTATTCCAACTTTGTCTGCATATCCATCTGTATCCAAAAGACCGCGCAATAGATTTAGCCTATCCTCGTAAGATGCATAAAGATAGTCTTTAGGTATGAATTTCTCATAACTACGCTTACCGTATAGACCGTAATATTCTAAATACGTCCTTATTTGGCTCTTATTATCAATAAGATTTTTGCCGCAACACAAAAAATAATTGTATTTATCTTTTTGCTTCCACGAATAGCCATCTGGTAGTTCTCTTATAATCCTATCTTTTACCTCTTCGTCCGGCGTAGTAATTGAAATTGGTTTACCTAAAGTGCCATCTCCAATCAATGCTCCTAACGTATAAGGCGGTATCAACAATTCTCTTTTCTCGAAACAATCAATCTTTGGAACATAATCGATTGAATAGTTTGCCCTCTTCCATTTTTCCACTCGGAAGTTTTTGAGCATGTCCTTTAATTCAACATCCCTGTATTTGTTTCCTCTTTTTCGGTCGTCTCTTGTTTGAGTATGCCATATATGGTCTTGTGAGCAACGAACCTTTGACCCGTCGTCAAATATCACATCATACACGGGCATCTTCGGTTTCGGATATACGCCTAATACAGTTGCCACATTCCCAGAACCGGCAATCACTTTGTCTCCAACTTTCAAATCCCCAAAACGTCCGAATCCACTTGGAGTGAGTATCTTTGCATCCGCACACTCCCCCTTACCCGACCCCGGAGGCATTGATATCGACAACGTGTCTATCTCATCGTCAATAAGCCTCTGCATAGCCTGTACGATACCGATGTGTTGGAATTGCCGACGCCTCGGTAGGTAAAACTGTTCCTCCGGGTCGCGGTTCTTCTCTATATACAGCATGTAGGAATCAAAATCGAAGTGTTCACGTGCCAAGAATAGCAACGAGTTATTGTACAGGTCATAGAAAGATACGTCATTTAGACTTTCCCTTGCGGCAAGCATTCGCGCTTCTAGTGCGATGTTTTTCGACAGGGCGGAATCCTCCTCCTTTACCTCACCGGCCATAGCCAACAGCGATGCAAGGTTGTCGTAATTCGTTAAATCGCTCTGTAATAGTCTTGAAATAATCTCTTTATTGGTCATACTCGCTCACACAAAAGGATACGTCGGTTTCTTCATCGCTTCCCATTCGTCCTTCCACATCATCAAAACTTTTCCTTCATCGACGTATGGAACGGGTTCGCACTCAACACCAACAGATTCACAACAATCTTTCACCTTGGCGTCCCTTGGGTTATAGAGGACAATCTTCTTTCCTCTACCCTTAATATGGTCTATCATCCGCATCATGCGGTTTATGTTTTCTTCTGTCATCATTGAGGCATCAAATAAAAGTCGTTGTTTGTGTTCATCTCACAACGGAGGAGTTCATAAAAAACCTCCATCACCCGCTCTTTTGAATCATATTTCCCTAAAGCAACAGGGTTTCCCGAAACCATGTTGGCACATATAAAGTACCCCGCCTCTCCACAAGATAGGTAAATCCGGGTAATCATGTCTTTATTGATAATCTCCGTTCTGGTTGTATCGACAATGAATTTGCTCATTTTCTTTCCGTATCAACCGACGAATCAACAACCTTGAAGTTACGCTTGCCGTATCTTTGCTCAACCATATTCGCCGCGTGGATACTCGTCTGGGCTTTCACTCTGATAATGAACTCATTATCATTCTTGTCTCTTACCTGTACCTTGTACCAACGCTTTGGATGGAAACTCAAAATAGCCATTCTACTTCCTGTCGCTTTCTACGAATCTTCGCTTATTCGATGTTGACCTCAAACTCCCGCTTGCACTTACACGTCATCCGCAACTTCTGTATCTTGGTATCCTCATCAACAGACAGGTTCCGCTTCCCGCAAAACGGACAGCACACCCACATCCCACCTGTCTTAAAGTCTTTTTCTGTATAGGCTTGGCCGTCTGGTTCAACAGGCGGATTCATTACGTCCCAATTACCCATATCAGACCCCGCTTGAACCAAAGCCATTACTCCCCCTGTCTGTATCATCAAAGTGGTCAACCTCTATCAATTCTGGGGTATATACAGGGACAAACATAATCTGTGTAAGTTTATCACCACGCTTAAAGTAATAATCATTGCTTGTGTGGTTATATAGAGTAATACGAATCTCCCCATTGTATTCGGCATCCACCAAACCAGTAGCGGTAATACCGTGATTACTATTCAGCCCGCTTTTAGAAATCACCACTCCCGCATACCCTTTTTCTATTCCAACATGGACGCCAGTATTTACCGTCACCCTACCAACATCACATAAGATACCGTTCATGTGTCCTTGGCAATGCGGTACTACCACATCAATAGGGGTTCTGATATCATATCCCGCATCTGCATCGTGCGCGTGTCCTAACGGGAATGCTCCCTCATCATACATTACTCTCATCTGCTCCATGTTATTCTCCTCTCTTCATAATCGGCTTTTTAGTGCTACAGCCACGCCGCGCGCACCATAACACATGGTTAAGCCGTAACCATATCGGCAAGTTCGGAGTCGAACCGAAACCAACGGGGTTCCCGTTGTGCTACCGTTACACCACATGCCTGTTCAGCGGGTAAGGATTTGCACCTTACAGTTCGAGATGGACGTGGGTCTGAACGTCTCGAATCACTCCCACCGCTTTGCCATTGCGTTACCTATTCCGCCACCGCTGAATTTAGCCGCCAGTAGGACTTGAACCTACAACCCTCGGTTTACAAAACCGATGCACTACCGATTGTGCTATAACGGCATTTAACAGGGGAATGGGGAATCGAACCCCAACTGTCAGAGTCAAAGTCTGTTTTGCTCCCATTACAACATTCCCCTACATGTGCGCCTCTCCCCAATCATCGCACTTGCTACGCACCCACTACCTTGTCTCTATGGCGTAGCACCCAAGATATCCTAATCAGCCGGATTGTCGTACTTCTCTTTCGGGAACAGCGGTAGCAAGTTTGCCAACATCTCGGAAATATCCGCTATCGTTATCTCTTCGTTCACAATTGCGACCGACAGTATTCGTTGTACGTCCTCAATAACCTTTTTCACGAAGCAACTCCTTTAAGAAAACCCGCAGTTCCTCATTCTGTTTCTTGAGTTCCCGCACTTCCTTTCTCTTTGTCTTTTCCCATTCCGGGTAATACCGAAGGAGAATCACATTCGATATCGCGTCTAGGCCAAGAAAGAATACCGCCACCCCTAGAAGAACTTTTTCCATACAGCCGAACCACCTTTCCTTCATACATGTATTCCGCAATCAACTTATCGAACGGTTCACTCCTATAGCGTCTAATAAATTCCCCACAATAGACGCATACAGAACCGGGTACTTCCTGTCCACAGTTAGGACATATCATCTCTTATCCTTTCAAACCCTTGGAGGTCTGCTATTCCCTTTGACCCGCCATAGCATTCGTGCATTGTCCAATAGCCGCCATGCTTCTCAAAGTTGATAATCACAGCGTCGGTTTCATTCTCGTCATATCTACCGCCGCCTATAAACCGCTGTCCACACAACCGGCACTTCCAAACGCTCTGATACATTCCTACTCCTTATTGAAAATCATTGTCCCAAGACCAGACTTCAACAGAATCCTTTTTGTCTGCTTATACGCACCGTTATGTACTGCAATAATCAAGGTTCCGTCTGTCTCAATGTCCTCTGCATGACAGATTGTGAATTGCTTTACGCACTCGCAAGCAATCCTCCGCGCCGCATCTAAACGTTCCTTTCTATCTCGTGGGGACAGGTCTTTCAGATAGTTAGTATCCGGGTCGAGAATCCGAACCGCTTCCTCGCCGGTCATACATATTCTCTCCAATGCTCCGCAAAGGCGCTTCTATTTCCAGAATCGTCAATCTGGTTAAGGAAGCCCTTCTTACTCCCATGACCCCTTGTACCACGATGTTCGCAAATCCGAACCATCCCAGACCGCTTCATGTGGAACTTCGCTGACAACCTACGCATCTTTCTCATTTCGCCCTCCTTACAAGTCCAACCTCATCTGGCCAATCTCGGCATCAATAGACCGTTCTGCGTCCTCTCTATTCAGATAGGCTATCTTATACCCGTGACATGTCATCCTCTTGCCAGTTAAGGTCTTATTCACCTCGCTATCGTCACAGCCTATCCATCTCGATGCCGCCGCTTGTGACTCAAAGACTTTCTCATTTCCTTCTTTATCTGTCACCAGTACAGGTGTTTTATGATTGCCGTGGTTCTTTTTCTTCCCAAGCAACAGATTCTCCCTGTTGGTACAGTATTCAAGATTTGACGCCCGGTTATCGTCTTTCTTGGTGTTCTTATGATTTACGATATTCTTTCCTTCGACCCGAACACAGAACGCCTCCGCAACAAAACGATGTATCCTATCTACCTTCCGTTCACCACCAACGGTCACTCTCGTATATCCTTCCGAGTCATATCGTGGTTTAAGGAGTTTTCCCTTCCTTGTTACCCTACCAAGATTACTGACCATTGCCCCGTCACTTCCGGGTATCTCCTTCCACATCTCTTTTTCCATAGACCACCAACCCTTCTCCAAACGCCGCAAAGGTCGTTGCAATCAGTTTCCCGCCTATAATTGCAAGCCCACTCTCTGCGCTCATCACAAATATGTACCATGTGGTCGCTGTCCCGTTTATAAGTGCCATCACAACGTCATGGATTCTCATTATGGTTATGGAAGCACCTACCCCAACGCCAACAGCAAACCCTAGCATGAGTATTATTATCCCTGTTACCGTCCGCATATCGTTCAACCGATTAAACTTTAAGGTAATTACTATAAGGTGTCAATAACCGAGCAATCAAAGAGTCCGGCGTTACCCGAAGTTTCCCCGCTACGGTCTTAATATCCTTCACATATCCGGGTTCAGTAGCAGGAACCTCCTTTACAACCTCTTTTACTACCTCTCTGACCTCTACTTTCACCTCTCCTTGAGGTGCCTTTTTCTCCCCTTTGACAGAGAATTTCTCTCCATCATAGATTAAATCCCCGGAAATAAGCGCTTCACCAAGGTCTTGAATCAGTTTTGAAGGTGATACGTCGTATTCATTGAACTTATTCCGCACTTCCTGTGTTACTCTCGCCCCTACAGTTGCTTTTCCCATCATTTTCACTCCTTTTCACTCGTTAATGCGTCCATCAGTTCCTCCATCCGCTGTTTCCTACCGTCATATTTCGCCAGAATCCTATCCGCCAACTCCGCAAGATGTCCTAATCCTTGCAAAAATGCCAGTTGGTCAAGGAAATCCCAACTCTGCATCTCTCTTGCCGCCCTATTCATAGTCTCAATCGTCTGTTCTGGTGTCAGCATGTCTCACCTCTTTTTATTTTTGGGAAATTTTGAGCCTACAAGTTCCTCTGGATTTACCCCAAATGTTAAAATCACTACATTTTCGCCCGTATCCCGTGCCAGTTCTGCTTTATCTCGTTTTTCGACCCAAGAAGTTATCGATTTCCCGTGTACCGCCCTCGGAGATTTTGATACCACGTTATCGTAATACCGTCTATATCTTAACAAACATCAACTTTTTGCCTCGGTATTAGGGGTTTTATGCTTCTTCTTTTTCTCCTTCTTACCCCATATCTCTTCCCTCTTTATCTTCGCCGCTTCATCTACCGCCCTCGTCGCTACGTCTATCGCTTTCTGATACGGCAATCCACACCTATCACACGCTTTCAGTAGTTCCTTATACTCAAACGGCACAGGCTTAAACCCATTCCCTATTACCCTTATCACCCTATTCATCATCGCGTTCGACGTTATCCCTAGTCTATCCGCCTCTGCCTTGAATTTCCTATAGTCCTCATTCTTTACCCGCGCTGTTATTATCCTTGAATCCCTCATCGGCATGGCTTTCACCCTTTTATTCTGGGAGTGTTGGGTGGGGTTAAACAGCCTCCCCGCCGCGCCCCAAAACCCCCGCCCGGGGTATCCCTCGAAACCCGCGCCCCGCCTAGGTTTCACGAAATGCAGCGCACCGGGAACCCGCGTAAATTCTGGGTTTCTCAATAGCACCTAGTCAAATCCCGTGAAACGTGCGTGGGTTCTGGGTTTCTCTTCATCGTTCCACCACGAACGCCCGCCCCGTCTAGGTTCCCGGCCTCTTTTCGTTTTTTACTCAAAAAACGAACGCAGAAACCCTCAATCCGCGCGGGTTTCTGGCTGTCTGGTCTCCCTCAATTCCAACGCGGGCGGGGTTACATCTAGCGCGGGTATCCTTTTCT